CTAGTTGTCATTATCGATGCTCAAAATAAAAAAGAACATGTATTTGTTAATGACCGTGATAGTTTTATTAACTTCTATAACCAAAATAAGAACAATATATGGATTGGATATAACAGTAGACATTATGACCAATACATATTAAAAGCACTTGTTTGTGGTTTTGGTCCACATGAATTAAACGATTGGATAATAAATAAACGTCGACCAGGATGGCAATTCTTTCATGAGTTTTGGAAAGTACGATTATATAACTTCGACATTATGACGGACCGCAATAAGTCACTCAAACAATTGGAAGGTTTCATGGGACATGACATACAGGAAACATCAGTATCATTTGATGTCGACAGAAAACTTACAGAGGAAGAAATCAAAGAAGTTATAAAATATTGCAGGCATGACGTACAAGAAACGATGCACATATTTACAGAAAATATTCATGAGTTTACATCACATATGGAATTGTTAAAAATGTTTAACCTTCCATTAAGAAACATCAATCGTACAAAAGTACAATTGGCTGCCATGATATTAGATGCAAAGAAACCAAGATTTAAGAGGGATGATGAGTTTAACTTGTCGTTCCCTCCAACAATGAAAATAGATAAATACAAAGAAGTAATTAGTTTTTATATAGAAAACAAAGATTATGATAAGTATTTTGATATCGAAATAGCAGGAGTGGAACATACTTTTGCTTGGGGTGGTATTCATGGTGCAAGAAGAAACTATTATGGTGAAGGTGATTATTTATTAATTGATGTAGCTTCATATTATCCAGCACTCATGATTGAATACGACTATCTTTCACGAAATGTAAAAGATAAAAATAAATTTAAAGAAATACGTGATACAAGGTTACGTTATAAGTTAGATAACGACCCAAAAGAATTACCGTTAAAATTGTTAATCAATGGTACGTACGGAGCGATGAAAGATAAATACAACGAATTGTATGACCCATTAATGGCCAACAATGTTTGTGTAGCAGGACAGTTATTATTGCTAGATTTGATTGAGAAGTTGGAGCCACACTGTAAAATTATTCAAAGTAATACGGACGGTGTCCTTATTAAATTAGGACATTCTGATGATTTTGAGTTAGTGGATGACATATGCTATGAGTGGGAAAAACGTACACGAATGGAACTTGAATTTGAGGAATACGTAAAGGTAATACAAAAAGACGTTAACAATTACATTTTAGTTGGACGTGATGGAAAATTAGAAACAAAAGGTGCTTACGTGAAGAAACTTAATCCATTGGATAATGATTTACCAATAGTTAATAAAGCGGTAGTTGATTATTTTGTAAAAGGTATTGATCCAGAACAAACGATATTTAATTGTGTTAATTTAATCGACTTCCAAAAGATTGTGAAGATATCCAGTAAATACGAGTTTGCCAAATATGGAAATAAAATAATGAATGAATCGGTTTTCAGAGTGTTTGCATCACTTGATAAAAGTGATAGTGAATTGTTGAAAGTACGTGATGGCAGCACAAGTAAAATAGCTTATACACCAGACAGATGCTTTATTGATAACGGTAATATTGAAAACAAAACAGTACCAAGTAAATTAGATTACTGGTGGTACTTAGACGTTGCTAATAAAAGGATAAACGACTTTTTAGGATATGACGATTAGAAACAAAATTATTCCCTCTTACAGGCACCTCAGCGATGGAGTTAACAAAAATAATAATGTTGACCACTAGTGCGACAGTTTGAATGATTAATTGTAGGCCTTTAAGGCTTGTAAGGATATTCTTTATAACAACCACTCCCTTCTTTGAAATTTTCGCTAAGGTATCAATACAGATTAGAGCCTGTACGGACTCTGGGAGAGGAGCCTGTAAGAAAGAATAATAAATATAATTATAGCATAAAAGAAGGTGATGTAAATTAACCGTATATTAGACGCTTGTTGTGGCAGTAAAATGTTTTGGTTTGAAAAAGATAATCCAGATGTAACTTTTATGGATATTCGGAAAGAAACACATACATTGTGCGATGGCAGAATACTAGAAATTAATCCTGATATAGTCGGTGATTTTCGAGACATGCCATTTGAAGATGAATCATTCTATTTAGTTGTATTCGACCCACCACACTTAATACAGGCTGGAGAAAGTAGTTGGTTGGCCAAGAAGTATGGAAAGTTAGATGACTTATGGCAATACGATTTAAGACAAGGGTTCCATGAATGCATGAGAGTTTTAAAGCCTAATGGAACATTAATATTTAAGTGGAACGAAGAACAAATAAAACTTAACGATATTTTAGATGCAATTGATTATATGCCGTTGTTTGGTAACAGACGCAATAAAACACATTGGTTGGTTTTTATGAAGTAATTTAACTGTCACAACAAGAAATGAGGTGAACATCATTTACAAAGGCTATTTAAGAGGAAATGGAAAACGTGCAGCATCCACATTTAAGAACGGAGAAAATCTATTATCCTATCATACAGCACGTAAATACGACTCATTTGTTGGAGTTTTAGAAAGTGATTACATCATGGTGGATATAGATGATATGGATGATGCAGATATAATATTCGATATATTAGAAGATAAAGAGTATAACTTTTCAGCACTTGAAACGGATAACGGAATGCACTTTTATTTTAAAGGTTATGACATACCATCTAATAAAATTAAGTGGTACTCAAATATTGGTTTACTAGCTGATTATAAATTGGGTACGAGAAATACAGTTGATCCATTACGTATAAACGGTAAAACAAGACGATGGCTTAAACGGTCAAGTGAGCCAGATGCATTACCAATATGGTTATATCCTTACAACAAAAAAGACCCTGGACTAACCAACATGAGAGAAGGAGAAGGGCGAAACGACAAACTCTTTACCTACATTTTACGTATGCAGTCGCAGGGCATGGCCAAGAATGACATAAAAGAAACAATAGAAATAATCAATGATTATATTTTAAAAGAGCCAGTATCAAAAAGAGAACTAGATGTAATCTTACGTGATGAAGCATTTATGAAAGAATCATTTTTTATAAAAGGACAGTTCCAACATCAGAAGTTCGGTGACTTTTTAATAAATGAGCATCACATCTGTAAAATAACTAACGTACTACACATTTACCAAGATGGAGTATACAGTGACGAACAGGAAGATATTGAAGCGGCAATGATTAGTCATATTCCTAATTTAAAAAGAATGCAACGTCATGAAACACTACACTATTTACAATTAAAAGCTAAGAATAAATCATTTAGTTCAACGAAGTTTATTCCAGTTAAAAATGGAGTGTTCAATTTAGAAACGTGGGATTTAGAGGACTTTAGTCCAGATATCATTACAAAAAACAAGATACCAGTTGCTTATGTACCAGACAGTCATTATGACGTAACGGATAAAACATTCGATAAATTAGCAGTTAATGATACTAAAATACGGAAATTACTAGAAGAAATACTTGGTTATACGTTGTTTAGAAGAAACGAATTTGCCGCAATATTCATCCTTACAGGTGACGGTAGTAATGGTAAATCATCATTCTTAAAGATATTACGCAAATTAGTTGGTAGTACAAATACCGCTTCGTTAGATTTAAAAGAATTGGATCAACGTTTTAAGACAGCAGAGTTGTTCGGAAAGTTAGTAAACTTAGGTGATGATATTGATAAGTCTTACATTAAGTCAACATCCGTACTTAAAAAATTAGCAACTGGTGAAGCATTAAACGTTGAGCGTAAGGGTATGGACCCGTTCGATTTTTCTAACTATGCGAAATTAATATTTAGCGCAAACGAGATGCCGAGGATGAACGATTATAGTGATGGACTTGGTAGACGATTACAGATTGTTCCTTTTAATGCAAAGTTTACACCGCAGGACGAAGACTATGACCCGTTTATTACAGATAAACTTTTATCAGATGAAAGTATGTATTATGTTTTAAATTTAGCTTTTAAAGGTTTGGACAGGCTACTTAAAAACAAGAAGTTTACAAAATCGAAAGCTATTGAAAGAGAAATGGATCAGTACATGGAAGAAAACAACCCGATTATTTCATTTATTAATAATGAAGAAATAGAGCTTGATAGGAAGAAAGTAAAAGATATATTCGACATGTACAGGTTATATTGTTCGGAAAATGGTTTTCAACCGGTTACGTCGGTTAAGTTTGGAAGGCAAATAAAGCAGCTTTATGGATATGTTTCAAAGAGTTTTACGGTCAATGGTGAAACAGATAGGTACTATGTAAAAGAAGATTGAAAAACGTAAAATTAATCTGTTATTATCCTGTTATTTTAGGTGTATTAATAACAGATTGAGCATGGTTTTTAGGCAGAAAAGGTCGAATCGCTCAAATTTTAGAGTAAAAACGTGACCATTTTTTTGGTCAAAAAAAACACTAAAAAACGTTAAAAAAGTGACTTTTTCAGTGAAAAATGGCTTCAATCTGTTATTGATAACAGATATCTGTTATTAATCAAACGTTATGATATCAATGGTTTGAGTGAGCAATAACAGGAATAACAGATATTTTCACTTTCTTTAATAATTTAGATAAAAAATTTCATTTTATTTATAAATATATATATATAATAAAGAAATATAGGGGTTAATCTGTTATTCCTGTTATTTTAGATGTAAAAACACCATAAAAAGTAGGTGATAAATGTATGTTTGAGTGGCTACTCGATTGTCAAAAACTACAAAATGAAATAGATTATTTAGAATATAAATTAGAGAGAGAGAAACGAGAATTAAAAAGATGGTCATATGGTGATTTACAGAATGTTAGATTAAATGAGAAATCAATTGCATCGGGATTAGAAGATAGAATAGCAGCAATGGAGTATGAGCTTGCACATAAGATGAATGATCTGTTTGATGCGAAGAAGTTAATCAATACATTTGAGGGACTTGAAAATAAAATACTATATCATAGATATGTAAAAGGTTTATCGTTGAATGAAGTGGCAATTGAATTGGGATACACACCAGGGCACATATATAATAAACATGCGGAAGTTATGAGGAAGATTGATTTTGCACATAAAATAAACTTATAAAAACTTCACATTTATTTAACTTATATATCAATTATAGAAACCATTGCATTTTTATGTTTAGATAGTAGTATAAGAATTTGATAATTTTTACCAACTGACCGATAATATACTTATATAAAGGGGAGGTTGGTTGGTATGAGAAAGCACTTATTAGTAATAGCTGCTGCATTGTTATTGGTTGCATGTGGTAGCAATAATGAGGATGTTGTAATCGCTCATGAAAATATAAGTGAAGAAGTTATGAATGATGCTAATCAAGTGATTGCAATTATTGATAAGGGTAGAGAAACAAATGAAATACCAGATTTAGAAGACTTATTTGTTTTTACAGACAAATATGTAACAGGATTAGATGAAGGCACTTTGGATTTGACGGACGAAGAGTTTCAATTAGTTATGTTTGCCGGTGCTATGATTACAAATGTAGAGGGATACTTTGATGGTAGTCGTGACTTTTTGTATGATGCCGATAGATTTTACAAAGTGATGGAAACGGGAATATATCAAGATCGTGAAACTGATAAAGAAAATCAAGGAAATGAAACTAAAGAAGAATTATATGCGAAGATGATTAATTTATTGTTGAATGAATACGACAATAAGTACGAATTGTTTGATGTGGAAAAAGGAGTTAACTTATATAAAATAATACAAAATGTAGCACTTACTGATATTAATGTTATAGAGGATAAGAAAGAAAAAGTATTAGAAATATTTAAAGGTGACGAATACGAAGCCTATAGTAACTTCTTTGATGAAGTCGTTGAGCTAGAAGGTTTGTTTAACGAATCGACATGGGAATGATTAAGATTATTAAAGTAGGTGATTAACATTACACAAGAACAAGTAAC